AAAAAATAAAAGAACAACAAAAATTAAAAAAACACAATCAACTAAAAAAAAATGAAACGCAAATTCGCAAAAGTACCTAAGACTAAAGGTGGTGTGCCTAAGAAGTATGTCAAAGGTGCAAAAAATCCAAAGGCTAGGGAGAAAGAAATAAAAAGAACTGCTAAACTATACAGACAAGGTAAATTAACACCGGCTATGATGAACAGAATATCTAAACAGAGAAGCAAAAGTGGCAGGAAGTAAAGAAGCAACTTTAAAGAAATACGCTAAGTCTAGTGGTATTTCCAAAGGCACTTTAGCAAAAGTTTATAAACGAGGTCTTGGTGCATATTATTCATCAGGATCACGACCAGGTGTATCTGCGCATCAATGGGCTGCAGGCCGAGTACGATCTTTTGCTACAGGCAAAGGTGGTGCAAGAAAAGCCGATGCAGATTTACTAAGACCAAAACGTAAAAAGAAAAAGAGGTAGTTATGTATCACTCAAAAAAGAAGAAAAAAACTAAAGCTAAACCTAAAACTAAAAAGAAGAAGTAATTATGCCTTTTAGTAAATATTCTCCAAAACAAAAGAAGTTAGCTAGAGTAGCTAAACCTCGTAATAAAATTACTGGTGCTGATTTTAAAAAATTAAAAACAAAAAAGAAAACCAAAAAGAAATGAAGAAAAAAATAAAAGCACCTAAAGGCTTTCATTTTATGAAGTCTGGCAAGACTTATAAGCTGATGAAGCACGAAGGCAAATTCAAACCGCATAAAGGGGCAAGTTTAACTGCTGAGTTTGAGGTGCAAAAAACTCATGGTTAAGACAAGTGGACTTTGAGCAATATTATGTTGAAGCATCTCTATTATTAGTAAGTGTCTTAGGTGGACTTGCTCTAAAAGACTATTCTGTATCATTCATCAAAGGTCTTAAATTTAAACTCAATTCACAATTCAACGAAGGCGATAAAGTTCTGTTAGATGGCGAACACGCCATGATAATCAAAATAGGCATAGGCACAACTGTTTTTGGCGTATATTCAAAAGATGGCTATACTTGGCGTTATATTAGCAATACCAAGATAGAGAGTTTAAAATTAGAAAAAATAGTAGATAAAGATTTACACGCTGATTCAGCACATGAAAAGGCTATGAAACTACAAAAAATATTAGAGGGCAAAGAAGATGATTGATAAATTAATAAAACCTGTGAGCGATATTGTTGGTAAATTTGTAAAAGATAAAGATTTACAAGCACAACTAGATCACGAACTTGCTACTTTATTTCATCAGGCAAATCTTGCACAAATTGAAGTAAATAAAATAGAAGCAAAGGGTTCTCCTTTTCAAAGAAATTGGCGACCTTCTGTTGGTTGGATTTGTAGTTTTGCACTTGGTTATCATTTCATTGTTGCGCCAATTTTAGAAGTAATAATAAAAACTTCTGGCACTCAAATAGAAATGCCTGAGTTTGATTTTTCACAACTATCCGCAATACTTATGGCTTTACTTGGGATGTCAGGTTTGAGGTCTTACGATAAATTAAAACGCACAGATACTAAATGACAATGTTCATAACAGAAATACCGGCAGTTTTATCGGATAAAACTATAAAAGTATTTGAAGGCCCATTAGTTTATGCTAGTAATTTTAATGAAGCAAAAATTAAAGCTAGGGAGATGAATAAGGATTTAGTGGTTGTTGGGGAATATTTTATGTCGGAAAAATTATTACTTGCAGATGAATTGGGAACTTTATAAAAATTTTACAGCTAAAGAATTTGCTTGTCAGCATTGTGGCAAAGAGGGCGTTAAAGAAGAATTGCTTAATAGATTACAAGCTCTTAGAACTTTTTTAGATTTTTCTTTTATAGTAAGTTCTGGTTATCGTTGTCCTAATCATCCAATAGAAGCAAAAAAATCTAAGCCTGGCACTCATGCTACAGGCCTCGCAGTTGATATATTGTGTCGTGGTACAGAAGCATATAAAATTATTACCCATGCAAAAGAATATGGTTTTACAGGCATTGGTGTTAATCAAAAAGGCAATAGTAGGTTTATACATCTTGATATTGCAGATCATTCAGAAGAAAGACCAAGACCTACTGTTTGGAGTTATTAAATGGCAAGGGCGACTGTAGCAGAAATAGATAAGCGTTTAAGTTCTCACGAAGCTGCCTGTGAACAGCGTTGGAAAGAAAACTATAGACGTTTAGAAGCTATTGAAAACGCCATTACTTCAGTTAATAAAACTATAAGAAACACGCTAATATTTGTTTTAACAATATTTTTAGGAGTTACTGGTTTTTTATTACAAGAAGTTATTTATCAAGCTATCTCATAAATTATGCCCTCACAAAAAGAAATATTAGAAGCCAATGAAGCAGAAGTTATTTTAAATAGCGAAGTATTTAAAAAAGCTGTTGCGCACCTCAAAGAAGAATATATGCAAAAGTGGGAAAACTCCTCTGAAGCTGATAGCAGTTTTAGAGAAGATTTACACAAAGCTATCAGAATTTTGCCAGAAGTAGAAAAACATCTAAGGATTATTATTGAAAAAGGCAGAATAACTAAAACTCAATTAGACAAGATAAGAAGCATAACCAGATAATAATTCTTGAGCTTTCCTGGTCTTTTAGAGTAAAATTTGAACATTATTTACTATATGAGGTAAAAACATGGCAACACCGGAAAAACCGACTGCATTACAAACTAATTTACAACAGGCAGAACAAGCATTTTCTAACTTACTGACTCCTGAAGAAGAAGCACCAGTTGAAGAAAATGAAGAGCTTGTTGAAGAAGCTGTAGAAGAAACTGAAGAAGTAACTGAGGAAACAGAAGTTGAATTAGAAGCTACTGAAGAAATCGAAGAAACAGATGAAGAAGTTCTTGAAGAAGATCAAGACGAGTCAATAGAAGATCAAGTAGAGCATGAGGAGAGCGAACAACCTGAGCTTTATACTGTCAAACAAAATGGTATAGAAACTCAAGTTACCCTCGAAGAACTCCAAAATGGTTACAGTCGTCAGCAAGACTATACACGCAAGACTCAAGAATTGGCTAATCAACGTAAAGAGATTGAAAGCCAACAAGCAGAGTTAAAGCAAAAAGACGAAGTTTATAGGGATTTATTACCTAAACTTGAAGCTAGTTTAGAAGCCGAATTAGGCAAAGAGCCTGATTGGAAACAGCTATATGAAAATGATCCCATAGCTTATGTTCGTGAAAAAGATGTTTGGAACGAAAAAAAGAAACAACTGGAAGCTACAAAAGCTGAACAGCAAAGACTCAAAGATGATGAAATTGCAAAACAGCGAGAACAAATAGAGCAATTTATTCAGTTCGGTAACCAGGAGTTATTAAAAAAAGTTCCGGAATGGAAAGATACCGAAAAAGCTAATTCTGAAAAGATAGCTATTAGGGATTATGCTATTAACTCATTAGGTTTCACAGCAGAAGAAATGGATCAGGTTTATGACTACAGAATTTTATTAGGTTTAAGAAATTCTTGGTTGCATGATAAAACTGTAAAAGCAACAAAGAAAAAACCAACACAAAAATCTGCAGCCAGAGTAGCTAGGCCTGGAACTGCAAATCAAGTTAAGAAATCAACTCCTTTAAAACAGTCTAAACAGAGGTTAGCTAAATCTGGAAAAGTCCAAGATGCGGCTAAAGTTTTTGAAAATTTAATTTAATTTCTAGCGAAAGCTAGAGGAGTATAAAAAATGGCTAAAGTTACAAATGCCTTTGATACTTATACTGCGACTGCTGACAGAGAAGAATTAAGCGATGTTATTTATAACATCTCTCCAACAGCAACTCCGGTAATGAGTGCAATAGGAAGAAATAACGTAAGTAATGTGCAGTTTGATTGGCAAGTAGAATCTTTGCCAACTCCAAGTGCAACTGGAAAACTTGAAGGTTTTGAACTTTCAAGAGCAGCTTCGACTGCTACAACTAGAGTGAGCAATATCTGTATGATCTCAAGCAGAGATGCAACAGTTACAGGTTCACAAAATGCTTCTGATGCTGCAGGCAAAAGAAGTGAAATGGCGCATCAATTAGCTCTTATGGCTAAAGCGTTGAAAAGAGATATGGAAGAAGCCTTAACTCAAAACAACGCAAAAGCAGCCGGTAACGCTACTACTGCTAGACAAACAGGTGGTTTAGAAACTTGGATCACTACTAACAAGTCTATCGGTACTAATGGTGTTTATGGCGGTAGTGGTGCAGCTACTACTAATGGAACGCAAAGAGCTATAACTGAGTCTCTTGTTAAGACTGTTCAACAGTCTTGTTTCACTAATGGTGGAGAGCCATCATTATTAGTTGTTGGCCCTCATGTAAAATCAGTTGTATCTGGTTTTACTGGCAGAAGTTCAGCTAGACAGTTTGTAGATGCTAATACTATTGAAGCATCTGTATCTATCTACTCTGGCGACTTTGGAGAACTACAAGTAGTTCCTTCAAACAGAAGTAGAGGTAGAACTGCCTTACTATTAGACCCTGAGTATGCAAAAGTTTCTTATCTTAGAGATTTTGAAACTATCGACATCTCAACTATTGGTGATGCTGAAACTAAAATGATAGTTGTTGAATATGGCTTAGAAGTGAGCAACGAAGCTGCTCATGGTGCTGTGTACGACTTATCAACATCATAAGTTTAATTAAGGGGGGCGCTTAGTCGCCCCTCTTTTTTAAAATGGCAAGAAGAACAGTAATAGACTCAAGAACAAACTTTGTTAGCGAATTTGCTACCGAAGATGATAAGTTTGTTTATCACACTAAACAAAACGTAGCGCCAATATTGAAGCACGTTAAAGACTTACAAGAATTTAAACCAGGTAAAGAATTACGCCATGTTGCGGAAGTACCTATGGTAATATATCAAAAAGCTATACGAGAAGGTTGGGCGAACGACAAAGCCAAATGGAAAAAATGGTTAAACGATCCCAACAATAAACTTTTTAGAACTTGGCAAGGTAAAGTATGACTTACGATGAATTAAAAACACAGATAGCAGATTTTTTAAATAGAAGCGATTTGACTTCTAAACTTGACTCTTTTATTGATATTACTGAAGGAGAACTAAACAGAAGATTAAGAACAAAAGATATGGTAATAAGAGCTAATGCAGTTGCAGATGGTCAATATCTTTCTTTGCCTTCAGATTGGCTAGAAGTTATAAATATAGAAATTACATCTAGCGATTTTACACCTCTATTGCAACAGTCTATTGAATCTTTAGATGTTTATAGAAAGGCTAATAATAATACTTCCGGACAACCAGTTTATTTTGCTATTGTTGATAAAACTTTAGAATTAGCACCTACACCTGATAAAGATTATACTTTACAATTAACTTATTATGGCTCGATAGCAGCGTTGAGTAGCACAAACACTACTAACTTTGTATCGACTGGACATCCAGACGTTTATTTATATGGTTGTCTGAAACACGCTTCTATTTATTTAATGGAAGATGAGCGTGTAAGTATGTTTTCTCAGTTGTTTGAAAAAGCATTAGAGGAAATGAGAATGGAACAAGAACGTGCTGAATTTGGCAAAGGCTCTTTAATACCAAGAAGAAGAACTTATGGCAAAGCACATAAAACAACTTATCATTTAAAGAATTGAGGTAAGACATGGCAGCATTTAGTGATTATTTAGAAAACAAGGTATTAGGCCATGTTTTTGGCGGTACTTCATATACAGCACCAACAACTTTATATGTGGCTTTATATACAGTAGCACCATCTGATACTGGTGGTGGCACAGAAGTTTCTGGCGGTGGTTATGCTAGGCAAACTTCTACTTTTAATGTTTCTGGCACAAATCCAACAGAAGCTACTAATGCTTCAGCTATTGAATATCCTGAAGCAACAGCAAACTATGGAACTGTAGTTGCAGTTGGTGTATTTGATGCTTTAACAAGTGGTAATTTACTTGCATATTCTACACTTACATCATCTAAAACTATCGACTCTGGGGATGTTTTCCGAATAAACGCAGGAAATTTAGACATTACTCTAGCGTAACATCATGGCCACTATAGGCTATAACGAAGGTTACTACAGCAGATCAAAATGGAATGATTTAGCTTTTCAAGGAGAAGCTGAAATAAATGCTGTTAGCAACATGGTTGCAGTTGGAAGCATTATAATAGGTGGACAAAGTACAATACCTGCGGTTTCTTCTTTTTCTTCTGAAGGAATAAAAATATTTTTAGGTACAGCTAATATTGAAGGTACAGCTAATTTTTCTTCAGAAGGTACACAAATATTTACAGGTCAAGCAACTTTAAGTGCAGTTTCTAATTCAAGTTCAACAGGACAATTTATAGTAAGCGCATTTGCAAATTTAAACGCTGTTGCAAATTTTAGTTCTGTTGGAACAAAAGTAAATCTTGGTCAATCAACCATAGCTGCAATCTCTAGTTTTAGCTCTATTGGTGGGTTAAAATGGACAGACCAAATAGTTGCAGCAGATACTTGGACAGAACAAACTGTGGCAAGTGATACTTGGACAAATCAAACAAATCCTACTACAACTTGGACAGAATTAAACAAGCAAGAGGTTTCTTAACATGGCAGATACATTTACAACTAATCTTAATCTTACTAAACCAGAGCCAGGTGCAGCAGAAAATACTTGGGGTATTTCTTTAAATTCTAATTTAGATGCTTTAGATGCGATATTTGCTTCTGGTGGAACAGAAGTAAATATAAGATTTAATTCTGCTAATTTTGATGATACTAAACAAATTAATTTTGGCACAGATGATGATGCAAATATAAGGCATGATGGCAACAACACTAAATTTACACATAATGGATCAGGTGGCTTATATATTGGCGCAGATACCTTTTGTTTGCAAAATGGAACACATGACGAAAACTTTATCTGCATGACTGATAATGGATCAGTAGATTTATATTACGATAATGTTAAAAAATTAGAAACTACTGTAAATGGAGTAACAATCTCAGGAGATATGGTTTTAAATGGAACTGACTCAATCAAAGTACCTGCAGGAACTACAGCGCAAAGAAATGGCTCTGCGGTAAATGGAATGTTTAGATACAACACCACAACAAATGAATTTGAAGGTTATCAAAACAATGCTTGGGGAGCTGTTGGTGGCGGAACTACTATTAATAACAATGCTGATAACAGAATCATTACAGGAAGTGGTACAGCAGATACTTTAGAAGCAGAAACTACTCTTACTTTTAATAGTGGTACTTTAGGTTTATCTACAGGCGATTTAACTGTTGATGTAGCAGGTAGAATAGATTTAAGTGCTGACGATAATGGCGAAGTAAGATTATTTGATGGCGCTTCTCAGTATGGTCAATTTAAAGACGATAGCGACCGATTAAGAATAGAATCAATGATTTCTGATGCTGATATGTTGTTTGTTGGAAATGATGGTGGTTCAGAAGTAACTGCTTTAACGCTTGATATGTCAGAAGCAGGCGCAGCAACATTTAATAACAATGTTACAGCTTTCTCAGATGCAAGATTAAAAGATAATATTGAAACCTTAGAAGATGGTTTGGCTAAAGTAGAACAACTTAGAGGTGTAACTTATACCAGAGATGGCAAAGAAAATATTGGTGTTATAGCTCAAGAAGTTGAAAAGATTTTACCAGAAATAGTACTTACTGCTGA